TTCCGTTACTACTAACCCAGATCTTATCGATCCAGTACCACTCTTGGATTTTCTCCTTGAGTTTATATGATGTAGAATCCTGTTCACACTTTTCCTCAAGATACTTAACTGCATCCTCTGGATTATCAAAACACTTAGTTCCAATACCACCCCCTGTATAGGGGGAAGCATGCCATAATAACTTAACCATTTACAGTCCTCACTTCTGTATTTCCGTTTTCAGTAACTCGAATTTTGACAAAACCTTGATCTATTCTGTCAAACAATGTTTCCAAAATAATAGAGTTTTCAAAATCATTGTTATCATTTGCGGTTTTCCAATCTGCTTGCATTACTGCAATATCTTCAAAGTTAACCACATCAACCATATAATTCCACTTTTGCATAATTATGCTCCTACAGTTACGTTGCTATGTTGGTGACGAACCAAAGTCCTATCAGATAACAATATTCCATGCATCAAACGGACAGTTGCCCACTGACGAAACATGTTTATGTGATCCCAACCACTTTCAACTAAACGATCATAGTGCCTATTGGCAACATCAACATCATCAAAACTATCAACACAGTCATAAAATGAACCGTCGTTGTTACGACAAGATATAGTGTAAAATGCTTTAGCACCTTGCAATGCGTCATCATTTTCGTTACTTATTTCCATTTGCATTCCTTGTATCATAGTGATTCCTTTTCTCTTGATTACATATATACTATACGATATGCCCAAGTGATTCGCAAGCATTAAATGCATTTGTTTTGAAAATAAAATAAAAGTGTGGCATTTAGAACGCACCTGTATATTCACGAAAGTACCAAGGTGGATAGTCACGTTTAGTCCATTTCAAACTGAAGTTATCTGCCTTTGTACCGTAGTAACGACGGTATGACGTAACAGGATCATCGTGATCGATGAACTGTGGAAACGCAGACATTGCAAGTGCAAATGGTGTACGATCTTTGATAGGTATATTGGCTGGTGGATACAACAATATGTCACGGAACTTAGTGTCAGATAAATGCGTTTTACCGTAACGATAAGTATACTCATCACACAGTCCAATGAAGTGATCATATAACCACTGATAATTGGCAACTGATGCCATGACCCATTTGGTACATGGATGACCTTTGTGTGCGATCTTGTATAAAGATTCGTTTATAACGTTATCACCGTCTAGTATCCGATGTGCGGTGCATAACATCTGTGCAGACTCTAGTACCATCTTTACGACGTGTTTGTCGCATTGGTATTGTGCAGCCTGTACAGGATCTTCGTGTAGTATAAAAATATTCATATTGATTCCCTCTGCAAACTAATGATAACTTATTATACACTGATTCGCAGAGGGTGTCAAGTGTTACCGATACTTGTACCAGTTCCACATTTCTTCTTTTATCTCCTCTATGTGATCCTCTAGGTATTCTTCTTCTATCTTAGCGGCCATGCACTTTTTGTTTTTACCACTTTTAGTGCATTTTCTTGCGTGATCTCTCCAAAAATTAGATTTAGTTTTCATGCGTTGCAATTGTGTAGTCGGTCTTGCCATTAAGTCTCCATTAAAGAAAAAACCGCCGTGTGAAAAAATCACAGGCGGTTCTAAGGTTGCTACTATTTGATTCTCATTATAAATCGGGGAATGCCTCCTTAACTAATTTATATGTTAATCCCTTTACTGGAGATTTCTTGTTGATCATACTGATCACCAATTCTGCATCTTTTGGATGCACTGCTTCAAGAACTCCGATGAAAATTTGTTCTCTTTTTATTTGTGAAATATTGATATTGTTATTTTTCACAAAATATCTAAACTTTGTATTTTCCCTTAGTATGGATGCCATAGGTTCTGAATGACTGGACGGTTGATAGGGTGGCGCACCTTCTGGTAGATGCCACTTCACTTTAGGATCTAGTGATCCCTTTAGTATATCTTTTAATGCCCATGACTCGTTAGATCGCAATACTGCAATCTTTTCCGCCTTTGTCTTCGCCTTAGTAAAATCTTCCATTACTAAGTGTGGTAACTTTGCCATAATCTCTCCTATCTAGTATATAGTCAAAAGAACTCTTCTACGACTTCTATTAACCTTCGACACCTTTTCTGTACCAAGTAAGGAAATACCTTACCCTTATTGGCCCAAGGGTCTTGCTTGTTGAATTGTTCTTTAATATCTATAACCAATTTTTCTGGACATTTTGTAAGATCGATCATGCGTTCATTGCGTTGGAAGTTACGTACAACCGCTTCTCCCATTGCATTTATATCCTCAGAAAGCGTTACCTTCTTCTTAGCACTCAATACACCCTGTCTACGACCTTCTACAAAGACCTTATCGTCGGATAGAACGTTAGGTACACCATCACTGGTATCACCTTTCAATATATGTTCCAACAGGAATCCTCTTGGATCTTCCTCTTTGATGAACTTCTTTGTCATGGGGGAATACTGTTCTACATTAGAATACTTCTGTAGTTGTGCAAAGTCCTTGTCGGCAGATACAATCATTATATCCTCATATGCACCGAATTCCTGTGTACCAATAACGATCTGTGCAATACAGTCATCAGCCTCAGTACCCCAGACTTTCATGGTGCGGTATGGGAAGTTTTCAGTAATCTCATCGAATACCATATTGGTGACGCGAAACAATTCATCCCAATCTACACTGGATTTATCACGTGTAGTTTCTCTACTCGCCTTGTATTCTGGAAATACTTCACGTCGCCAGTTACCACCAGCGTCAGTCACAACGACAACCTCACCGTAATCTTTGAACTTTTGTTTGTACATCCTGATCGTATTCAAGATCATATGACGAATCATATCTTCATTTGTACCCAACCGTTGGGCCATGATGTTACTGATTGCAACACCGTTATAGTCAATTAATATCATAATAAACTCCTATCTGGTTTAGATTATACCAGATGATTCGTTTGATGTCAAGTATTACTTTCCGACGTGAACATGTTCTCCATGTTCAGTCACGATTACTACACCTTCAGAGATCAATCTTTCTCGGTTTGCCATGTGTTGTGCCTCTAGTTCCTCTTTAGATCCACCGTAGTAGTCCACTGCGTGGCCTTCTTCGATTAGAACCTGAGTAACCAGTCTACCGTCTGCAACCATGAAATCACCTAGAACTCGACCAAACTTACCACGTTCGTCTTCTCCGTGACGGTCATCTGTAGTAACAAGTGTGCAATCTTCTTCTAGTAATTCTTGTAGTCTATACTTTGCGGCCAGACCAAACTGTTTCTCAACTAGGTCTCTGGTACGTGATTCTGGGGTGTCTATTCCCATGATCCGTACTCGTTCGTTCTTTAACCAGATACCGAATCCTAGATCGATATCTACGTCAACAGTGTCACCATCGACAACCTTGACTAGATCTGCGTTATATTCTGTGGGCATTTTTATACTCCGAAACTCTCTCCGCAACCACATTGAGCGGTTGCGTTTGGGTTGATTACTTTTAGATATGATCCACCTAATTCTTCTACATAATCAACCGTACAACCAAACACAAACATTTCTGCCATTGGATCTAACCAGAGGTTTTCTATTGTGGGGTCTTTGTCTGTGACCCCCCATTCGTATTGAAATCCACTGCACCCACCACCCTTAACTGCGAGAGATACGTTTGGTTTTCCTACTGTCTTCAAATATTTTTTTGCGTTATCAGTTATTGAAATCATTTAGTCCTGCCACATGTTTACTGTGAATCTTACATCCGATGAATTCATTATAATACTCATCATTTAGTAGTACGTTCCTATCAAACTGTTCTTTAGCCTCTAGGTAACTCATCTCACCCTTAGTCTTACACAAATGGATAATCTCCCTGTGGAAATTATCTTCTCCATGTTCTACCAGTAATTGTTTTACTAACTCGCTTGAACCATAATAATTCATCCAGTCAGATTCTTTGCGTACCACTCTCTTGCGTGTTTTGCCTTTGAGTGGTGGTTTCCGCGTAACCGACCAGAACCTCTTCTTCCCGACATACTTCTTACCGTTCCGTTTGTCTGTTATAACGTAAACGAAACCCTCAATATCATCTGGTGCGTCTGTAAATTCAATATCATTCATATACCACATAATAGTATATAGTGGCTTAGAACCAATCACTAGGTGTACTATTTATCAGTTCTTCTGGTTTTAATCCATCTTCAAACATAAAAGATGCAATGACTCTATCTCTATTTTTGTTACCTATCCAAGAATGGGGTACTTTTGTATTGATTATAATAGGAGTTGTCATGGGTACAAATTCAAATAACGCTGGATTGAAATTGTATTGAGTACTTGTTTTACCGTCAAGTTCTTTTTCTGTTGGTTTGCCGTACGGCTGCAAGTCTTCAGTCTTACCGCATATAAAGTCACCTGATCGCATCATTAGATGTTTCCATCCTGTACCAGTGTCTACCTCAATAGGAATGTTTAGTGTGGTATGTCTAGATTTGTCCGTATGAACTTTTGCGACATGTTCGCTGGGATCAGATATCGCGAACACAATACCCTGTATTCGACAATCAAAATACCATTCAAATTCTACATTAAGTGATCTACATACTCTTCTC